CTCTCCCGAAACTTGCCAGATGAAAAAGTCTTTTGTGCATTGACTTGGAAGTTCAACGCACTGAGACCGGCAAGTACTCGCTCGAAGATGAATGTAGGAACGACGAGATCATCACCAAAAACGGCGAAAATGACCTTGCCGTCCTTTAACAACGCTGGAAAGCGTGTCAATACGCGTTCCGATGGACTGGATAAGTCTAAAACCCAGCCCAGGTTGTCACTCACCTTAGCACGACAACCACTGAGAAAACGAGCCATGGGCAAAGTGCCGGAAGAAGTATAGATTTCGGCATACCCAGTCTGGGAGCCTTGTACAAAGGCCCTCTCATAGTTGTCGTACTCATCTTTCACAACCAACCCTTCCTCACCGTAATCATAACGCACACTCCCAACGATTTTGGTTGGCATAGTGCCTTCCAAGGATAAATCGTTAAGGATAGCGTGTATCATGACAACGTTGATGTAGGTTAGTAATAAGAACGTATATCCAGTTCCCATAGTACCAACCATACTCAACCGAACAAGCTGACCGTCAACATCGACGTATTCAGCCCTGGCAACCGACAACAAGTCGATGAACCAGTCGGGAAAAAGAAATTTTACGAGCGCAATTGGTATTGTGTCAGATGCTGAAGTCAAATCGACCGTAGAAAACAGGCCATCACGAGAACCGCACATAGCAAGTGTACGATTAAGGTGAGGTCCCTCTGAAAGACTAAAACCGTACCTTTTGAGTACAGTCTCAATCCTCAGAGCAATCGATTTCTGGAGAGACATCTGGATTGCAGCCTCGATACAAATGCTGCGATCCTTTTCGTCATTTTTAGGAACGGTTGACCATCTTGGTACACAACGTGTTGGCTTCGTACTTAGTAGAAAGGTATGGATACCCCGCAGTAAGGACGAATCGCCAAGAGCATTAAGCAACGTAAATACGGAACGTTCGTTGTATACGTTCGCTTCGCCAGTGAACGCCTTCGAAAAGAAGTCTTTCCGGCGAAGTCCCAGTGATACTCCGGGACCAACATGGAAAACGTCAGGCTCCGGATTGACTTCCTCAAGAAAGTCGTTTGCAATAAGATGTCTCATCTGCGAGAGGAGTTTGTACGAAGGCGTACCTTTAGGTGGTACTTTCCATCTAGCACAACTTTCGTTGGCCTTAAGGAATATTTCCTTCGCCCTTTCCCTCGAAGCAGGTGTCTGCTTGCCCCATTTCAACAAAGATTTGGTTAAGGCAGATTTGAAGACTTCAAATGCATCCACTGGAAGAGAACTAGAGTTCGTTGTCAAATCGAACTCTACAAATTTAAGGAGCTTTACTTCGCGACCCTCACTTGGCTCCACAGAGACCATAGTCGAGCTCCACGGTGATTAGCCGTTTAAGACGTCATGAAAACTACGGGACGTTCTGCGTGACCAAAGTCATCACTGCATCAGGGTTATTGTAAAGCAACCCTGCTGTAAATGACAACTGAGAGCACAGTTCAACCTTGTCGTAGTTCTCACTATTAGCAGGCACACGCCACTGAAGAAGTAGCGGTGACGGGTAGGCCGGATTCACAGCCGAGACCATAACTCCTTTACGAGTAAGTATCGCAAATTTGTT